CTTGGTTCTGTACTGCTTGCTTAAAGGCTTTGTCTTCGTTTACTTGTTTTGTGGCTTGATTAGCCATGTTGTAGATCCTTATGTAAGTAAGTTTATTTATATGGCTAGTTGCCTAACCATGGATACAAGTATACACCTATTAACCTAGGTGGCAAGTAAAGTAGTACAAATAAGTAAAAATAATTTCCGTGCTTTTTTCTCCTAAAAATGGTTTTTCTAACAAGTCGTCGGGTCTTTCGGTCGCTCCGTCTGGTCGTCGGTCTCTCTGGTCGTCGGTCTCTCTGGTCGTCGGTCTCTCTGGTCGTCGGTCTCTCTGGTCGTCGGTCTTTCGGTCTTTCCGGTCGCTCCGTCGCTCGCCTGGTCCGTCGCTCGCCCCTGGGTGAGTCATGACGGATGGACGGACGCACAGACGGACGGACGGATGCATAGCTAGAGTAGAGTAGAGTAGACCGAGTAGAGTAGAGCTACGGGTCTCGGTTTTGGGTTTTGGTTTAACTGGAACTTGAACTAATCACCTCGCCCTCGATAGTCTGAGGTACTCGCTTACTGATTAATGCACTTAGTCGGTCGATCAGCTGGTCCTTGCTCAATCCGTCAATCTTTGCAGTCAAGATTTCTCGTCGGTCGATGTAAAGTCCTCCGACCTTCCCTCGGTGGATCTCGGCAGTGATAGCTGCGTTCAACTGCCCTTGGTCCCTTGCTTCTTCTCGGAGATCATGGAGTGAGGAGAGGTGAGATTCCATAGAAATCCTTTCCCTCTCTTGCCCCCTGATCTCCTGGTCTGTTAGGTAGTTTCGGATGAGTGGGTTGTGGTTGAGTAAGACACTGCCCTGTCGTTTCGCAGCATTCCTATTCTTAGTGTAACCAGCGCGAACAGCGGCTTCGGTGGCGTTTTGCCCCTTGATGTACTCACGAACAAACTTCTTTTGTTTCGGGTTGAGCTCCTGCCACCTCTTACCATCAGGATCGAGATAGCCATTCCCGTCTTCAGCGGGAACCATCTGAGTGTACTTAAAGTCTTTCATTCCAGAATCCGAGGGCTGTGTTCAGCGACAAGTATATTTTAGAATAAATATCTTTTTTATGTTTAAAAAGATTCTGCTCGTACCCTCTCTTTCCTTTTCTCTCTTTCAGAACTAATAACTAATACGTTTTCTATTCTTTCCTGAAAAACCCACGATCCAAGCTCCTTGAGACTCACAGCTCGATTCTATTACTTCTATTACTCTATTGGTCTATTCTGTTGAAAAAAATAAAAAAAGTTTTATTTCTCAGATAAACATATACATTCAATAAATAGCCTTGTTTCAGGGTTCTCCTTTCTATTCAATCGTGTAGAGATACTCTCGAATCCGGCGAGAGATATCCGCTGCGTTTACATTGGTATCTTCTGAGAATTTATCCGATTCGACATATCCCTTGAGTTCTTCAATAAAAGACTTTCGAGATCTTGCCAGCTCTCGGTAATAATCACGCTGTTCGTGTAATCTCATGTCGATCCTTATCCCACGAGGTATCCAACAATAAATCCAAGAACCGCGCAGCAAATGTATTTGTACACGGCGAGTTGGGCTTCAAGTTGTTTTCTCTTTTCGTACTGGGTCATTTCGTTCTCCTTTCTATCCTGAATAAGGTTCGTCACCCCAACGGGTCGCTTCATAGTTAGTGACTGGTCCGTGCCACAGATCGAACTTATAAAATTTTCCTTCTTTGTAAGGGCCATCCTCGCTAAATAGCGGGTCGATCCAATGAAACGTAATCACCTCAATTCCGCAGCTGTAAAAATTGTGTTGTTCAACCACTTCAATTTGAGGGTGGGCGGCTAAGTCTTTACAAAACTTTTCCGAGTCTGATAGCTCGCATAGGTTAAGTCTGGACATTTCTTCGTCTTTGAGTTTTTCTATAACCCCCCACTCTTCTTCGGGACTTGGCAAATTGGGGTAAAGCGGTTCCCAGAGGTCGTCGTTCAAGTAATGCTCGACTAACTCCGGTCCTTCTAAAGATAATTTAATGTACACATCGTTCTCCTTTCTAGGTTTTTGGTAAAATCAAGTAGTTCTTATTTGATTCCCAGTTTGTTAGTATCTCTATAATGTTTTAGTAAATGCATGACGAATTGTGCTCGGGACATTGTAAAACCCATCTCTTCCTGGAAGAGATCCATATACTTATCGAATTCTTGAATCTCTTTATTGACTTCACCATCGGTGTCGTGTGTATGGAAAACAATCGAAACTAATTTCGTATAGTCACGTTCTCCTGCACTTTTACGTCGTCTAGGCACAACTCTTTCTCCTTTGTCAATAAGCATTTCCTAGATAATCTTTACTAGGTATGGGTGGCTATGGCTGTCGTAAATCAAGCCGGTGATTTTCGTACTACCCGTTGAGGGGTGTCGGTACATCAGGATAGTCCATTCACCAGGATCTGCTTCGCCCCCTCTTTGCCGCCACTCGCTAACTGGAACCGTTGCGGCGGGTGTTTTCTGGTGTTCTTCGTTACCAGGAAATCCCCAAATGTTTTCTTCTGGTTCCATATCGGTCAGGGCCAATAATTCCATAGACATATCGGGGCCATCTAACTCTCCCTCGGGGAGAGGGTTAGTCACTCGGCTCAGCACATCTACTAGCTCGGTGGACATTTGGCGCGTTTCCAGTTTCCCAGTAGTCGCCATTTGTTCCATGGTAATATCTTTCAGATCGTTCATTCTTGCTCCTTTCTAATGTTTGTTAGAATGTAAGTGGTGTAATGTTTCGGAGGCGTCCTATGTTGTCATATACTTCTACAACGTCAGGATTTTCGGGGTAGACTCGTTGAGTCCAAGTTCCAGCGGGTGTTTTCAAAACGTTTCGGAAGATCCCAGGTTTTATCAGCGGATGGCGCTTGTTTTCAAAATACTGGAACCCTTTGTTTTCGACTAAATGCTTCAGTTTTTCTTTCGCAGTCACATCGTTCTCCTTTCTAATCTAGTTTTCGGTAAAATCTACGGCGTTAGCCGTAGTATTAGCTTACTTAGCCATAACCCGAAAGTAAAGGAGTATGCCACCCCGCGAAGAAGCCGAGTGGCTTTGGGTCTAGTCTCTAAGCATTGCGGATATTGCTTTTTGTATGCGTTGGTCTTTTTCGCTTAGTTCTAGTTTAAAGTATTTGTCCGACGTGTCTAGCTTGCCTATCGAGTAGGGAATGACTTGAGCATCGGTGTCGTAGAAGTCGAGTATTTTCTCTAAGTACTCGAGTGGGGCTTCTTCTTTTCCCCCAACATTCCAACGGGTAATGGAGGTGATTGGAGTACCTATCACGGGTCCGTTCATCCAGTTGTAGATATGCATCACGGGTCCGTGTGGTACGATTTTTATGAACCAGTGGTGAGTACTCTTAAAGTCCCAATTTTCTTCGAGGGGAGGTCCGAAGACTCGCACTAGGTCTCGGTAGTCGCAATGAACGTAGCCACATAAGCTCGTATACTCGGTGTCTATGTGGTCGCCCACCATAAATGCTATCGTTTCTTCTTTCATACTATCTCCTTTCTATAAAATAAGTGTCCTCAGCCGACCAGTTTGCCAGGGGTGTTTGCGCTCCTTCTAATCTGGCCGACTGAGAACGGTCCCAAGTTTGCCTCAACTAAGGATAAGAGTCTTGAACAATTGAGACAATTTCACCGGCGCTTGGGCTGCCGTTTACCTAGTCCAAGACCCTATTCTTTATATTTTTGCTGTCCCTCAAGTAGGTTATCGTGAATGGCCCTAAGTCTATCCGTAATTTCGGTTAATTCCACAGCAATATCTACAGATAGATCTGGGTTGTTGCTCATATGCCGTATAGAGCAGATCGCCTCATAGAGGTGATCTTTTGGGATTTCCTCTGTATTACTCACCCTAGCTCTCTTTTCTTATGGTCAGGTCTTTCAAAAGCTGGACCGATTCTTCCATAGGTTCGAAAGCCTTCATCACAGTTTCTCCCCTACGGTCTTCATGGTAGACTCGCTCACCCGTTTTAATATCCTCGAGTATCACTCCATCGAAAGACTCCCAACCCTGTAATACGGGGTCAGGTGTTATTTGTTCAAGAGTAAACCCGTCAAGCGAGTAGAGATTGCCTTCGACAATCTCTGACCAAAGGTTTGAATAATGTTCCTCAATTTTCCCTATTTGCTCCGCTCGGCAAATACACACGAACACATCATCCTTCGGTTGCAGCTCGTGCCTATATTCAAAATAGACTTTGTATAGCCGTCCCAACTCTTCCGGTATTTTTAAATCCCGCACTGATATTTCTCCTTTTTATGGCGAAACAAAAAACACTGATGCGTTACCTCATATATAAAATGAGCTATATATACCCACTCGTCGTCTTCCATCGAATAAACAAATAGCGCAACGGGGTCGTGAATTCCTTCTACATCCCCCGCGTGCATTCCATCTATCCCCGACCAATCCAGGAGGGCTTCTTCAGTTTCTATGTGATCGCTTATCGCCCTCTCTACAACTAGTGCAAGATCAATCGTGTCGTCCATTGCTTGATCCATGTGGCCGTCGCTGACAGGTTCCCAAGTCAGTTTATCCGCTGAATTAAATCTAATTGATACTTCTCTAGGCACTGTTATTTCTCCTTTCTAGTTTCGGTTAAGTAGTTCCAGAAGCGGCCTCGTAAGGCCGCTCGGAGAACCACTCAGATCAGAAAGTTTGCTCTGATCTCCGATAGTAAGTCTTCTATTAACAACTCGATAAGCTCTACTGGTTGCTGACTGCATTCATGGTTGTCTACCCACATCCTATCGTTCTCGCTCCAGTGTATTTCGCCCTCCTCGTCGTAGTAGTACCATTTTTGGTATGTTAGGAACGTACCGCTTTCGTCGGTGATGTAGTTCCAAATATAGTAATTTGGCTTCGTTACTTTTTTGAACTCTTTCTTTTTGAAGTCACCATCCTCGTATCCTACGAATTCTTTATTAATGACCGTATCCCTTATTTCGAACCGCTCGTCTATCGAACCGTCAGCTAACCGCGTTAATCCACGATACAAGTCTTGATGGGCTTGAGATTCGCTATCGCGTAGCTTTCGTAAGCCTTGAGGACTCATTATCACCATTCCTCTCCCAACTGTCTCTTGGTACTGTAGTTCGACTCGCAACGCACCGTCATTAACAGTTTTCCAGTCTTCGTCACTCATGTATACACGGTCGTAAGTGGCGAGATTTTCGAACCAAGCACCGTCGTCAACTCCGTAGCTGACCTGACCTTTCATATCCGGGTATGTCTTTCCAACCCAGCAATCGGTAATATTGTCGTGAGTAAATTCGGATTTCCACACGTTCAGGAACTCTTTTCCTCTCGCGTGTTTCAATACTGAAAAAATTCCGGCTATTGGTTCGAGAGCTTTTCCTAGCTCATTGCGTACGAACGGCAAGCCTCTGTCTTCGTTTTGGTAAAGTTTTGTTACCTTAAGCATTAGTTCTCCTTTCTTTCTAATTTTCGGTAAAATCTACGGGCGTACCCGTATTAATAGCCTACTTAAGACTAAGGCGAAAGTAAAGCAGTACGCCGAGGCTTAACAAAGCTCGAAAGGTTTGAAGGTTGCGTCACAATGGTCGCAGAACCAGAGTTCTTCGTACTGTCTGCGGGTGTCCCGTCCCGCCAAGGTTTCATCCTCGGCGGGTTGGTAGAGTAAAGTACCTTTTTCACACTCGGGGCATCGCTCACTCATGAAAATTCCTCGTCAAGTTTACGTACCAGATCTCTTGGTAGGTATTTTCGAGGATCATCGTAGCCTACTCGAACCGCCTTCTTGTGCTCACGATCTTCAGCAGAATCAACGTAGAGTGGAACTCTATTCTCTTCTGTTAAATCCCGAACCATGAAGATCATGTAGTTGTGGGATCCCCAATGATCGCACTGGACTTCATAGCCGTGGCTCGAGAGGAAGTCGGCTACAAGATGTGTTCCGTTCCAGCTCTCCCCGTCTCCGAACCCGAACTTACTGAAGGCTTCTTCCCAGCTCCAATATATTACTTCTCTAGGCATCGGTAGACCCCGGTCCTAGCACCCAATTTGTCCCTTGTATCCGCGTTGGTATAACGGTCGAATTGTTGCAGAGTGTGCAGCATTGTCCTTCTGCCACGGGTCTGGCGTTATGACCCTTCGTCCAAAAGACTTTGCCATCGGGGGTTTTGTGTTCGTCGATGGGACCTTTGCAAATTATGCATTCGTTCACTTCTTTCTCCTTTCTAAATAATATAAAAACCAAAAACAAAGAGGAATGGTTATTGCTAGAATCCATCCGAGTGGTCCTAAGTAAGAAGCCACCCCGAATAATAAGAACCCATATAGTTCTTCCATACACCCTCCTTTCTAGTTGCGGTGGTCGGTACTATTCACGGTTTCTGCCTTGCTTGTGCGTACCACAAGAGCACATGGTCCCGCTCAGCATAGTACCTATTGACGTGATCCCACCGCTGACCCGTAATGAAAGACCACGTGCTATTTTCCCCTCTGGTCGAGAGGGAAATCATTGGTGGACTCCCGTGACTGCTGGGTTTTTTGCCTAGGGAAGGCGTTTGGAAGGGTCGGTGCCACGGGAGTCCGAGCATCTAGTGTACTCGTTTTTAATTTCTGGTATACCCTTCTCCAATACGCTATAGCCCAGTCACTTTTTGAGCGATTCAAGGCTCTTTTTACTGCAGCCTTGCGCACTTCTAAGCGGTTCGCCATACTCGCACCCCTTCTTCTGGGGTCGTATACATTCGAGCAGTAAAGGTTTTCCTTTCATTACCTTTACCCCGCCTGTAGTGATATCCCGCTGCGTAACAGCTGTTCCATAAGCGTTTAAGGGTCATCCTATCCATCCTATTTTCTTCACGCCACTTCGAGTGGTCGTCCAAGCTAATGAAAAAAGAATCCCCTACCTCTTTTAGCTCCCCAAATGGGTAAAAAGGTTTCTTACCAGAATTACGTCTTTTGCCAGTTGGCGGTATCGCTATTCCTTTTTCGATGGGTACGGGAAAAGCAACAGCAGCGGCTGCTGTTGCTTTCCTTGACCTACGCCCGTTCAATGTAACCCTCGGACGCCAATCGCATTTTGTAGCAAGCTACAATCCGCTTTTTCTGTTTCTCAGGGTTCTTGGTATGGGGCATATCGAGATGACCTTCTTTAACACAAAGGTCGACTAACTCGTACAGGTCAAAGTTTTTTCGGTCAAACGAAGCCTCTTCGATGTCCTGCATTCCGTTAATCATAGCCACGTATTGTGGCGTTTGAGGCTTTGTTTCCGCAGCCGACTTTCCTGTGTAGGAATATCGGTGGGCACTACGGCCTCTTCCTTTTTCAACAGGTGCTGGAATTTTTAACTCCTTCACATTGTTGCCCTTCTTTTTGGCAGCCACTCGCTTTCGCGGGGTCGCCGTCGATTTAGACACAATGGCTTCTGCCATGTCGTATTCTCCTTTCTATAATTTCTAAATTTCTACTTTCTATACTACTAAAGTAGGACCACTAACCCTAGCGTACTTTACTTAGAAAGTAAAGCACCCTATTAGCGAAGATCAGGATCCTGGTTGACATAACCAGGACCGGGTTCTCCACTATCTGCATACGGCCCCATTTTCTCAATAACTTTTTTCAAGTCCTTAACGGCCTCAGACAGCTCAAATAGAGAGTCCAAGACCCTATCGACTAGGTTATCAAGTTCTTGGTCCGTTGCATTTTCTTCTTCGTAGTCAGTCACCTCCTTCCGAATAGCTTCGGCTATTTTATTTTCACCCATATATTGTAAAGCGGTTTTAAACGCTCGATAGCGTGCTTTTAATCGATCTTCACACATGGGTAATCCTTACTCAAGTCTCCACACACGAACCCCGCTCTTCTCTTCTTCAAGAGTGACGCGCATTACAAATTTCCAAGCGGGTGCTTGTTTATTAGAAAAAGTCCGAGCCGATTGGTCCAAACGATTCTTTAATCGCGCAGCGGTATCGTGTTCTGATGTAGAGTCCGGTTCAAAGAAGGCTGAGTCACCTACTTCAAATCGTTCCCAAGGATAGGTAGTTCTTCGAACGTGTTCGGGAACTGGGACATTTTTTGTCAGAACCAAGTTCTTCCATGGATCTTCCATTATTCTTCTTTCTCCTCTTCTGAGCGTGCTTTTAGTGTGGCTGTGAAGGCATTTGACCTGTCAGTTATCCTATCGACGATAGGCGTCATCCAAGGGGCTAATAAATCTGCTGCCTCTAGCTTCGAAGAAAGACCACAGTCTTGGTCGTACATCTTCAAAGCTAGGCGGTCAGCTAGTTCCATAAACCCATGATCAACCCCAGTTGCGTCGCAATTTTGTGCAGCGTCATATAACGCAAACCAAACATCGCTCGCAAACTCCTGATCTAAGGTAACTGCATTGAACATTTTCTTTACTTCAGCCATCCGTTACGCTGCTTTAGCGTATTCAAGAGCCAAGTCTAAGGCTTGAGATTTACGCTTTGATCCCCCGCCCAGCAAAGAGTTGTAAACTGCGTTCTCTCCACTACGCATATGGTCTTCTACGTAAGTCACGGCGTTTAGTGCGCCCCACCAAGTTCCCTCGGCTGATTTTAACCGCGCTCCAGGAGCCTTCTCTAGGGCTTCTACGACTAGTTTCGGGTAGCGGGTAAACTCTTCTATTAAAGGCGTTTCCTCCCCTACCTTCTTCCCTGCGGCTCTTAGCTCGCGGTCCTTTCGGTAGTCTTCTAGTACGGTGGGCTGGTAGATTTGTGTAACGAATTCAAGCACCTCTGAGTGCTTCGCTTTTTTCTTGGATAAGAACTCACCGGCTTCCTTAAAGGTAGCGTGAACTTCTTCACTTAGACCTAACACCTTGGCGGCTTCTTCTGCCATGCGGGTGTCGAACTCGTGAATATGTGTCATTCGAAAGTTCGCTGGTCCATTTTTGAACGCCATCTGCAAGGTGTTGGCACACACGACTCGAATCACAGTATATCGAGCGGTAAGTGCATAACCTGCTTCGTGCGGTTGGTGAAAAAGTAAATAGCCTTGGCTCTCGTCCCCACCAGCAAACTCAAACCCAAGGGGTACTTTTGCTAGTGCCCAGATGCTTTTACCACCCCGTAAACTTCCCGCTGTTTCCATAGTAAAGTTTGCGGCGTTTGCGAACCGTGAGAAGAAGTCAAATATTTGACTGTTCTGTGTTGGTGTGTAAACAGGGCCACAAGATGAAAGTATCTTGTTGTCGCTGTCTCGCACTATGTGGTAGGTGTCGGGGGTCTGAACTAAGCCAGAATCCTCTCCATACGTGGGTGTGTCGATAGTGTAGCCAGGACGCTTGCTGACGGTCCAGTCAAGCTCTGCGGCTATCATCATCTCTTCTGGCGATAGATCAGGATTCACTTTGACACCTTCACCGTGCCAAGGCTCCTTGCCTGTCCAAGCCATCGTTTCTACTGCAGCAGCCATTCGGTTGCTCCTTATTTCTGCTTTCTAATCCCCTAACTTCGGGGTCCTTTGGTAAACGCGGTGGCCGCGCTACCTTTATATAAGGTACGCGCCCAAAACGCGAAAGTAAAGCACTACGCCCACTACTCTTCGAACATTTGCAATAACCGATCCCATTTGAAAGGAGATTGAAGCTCCACCAAAGGAGAGCTATCCCACGTAAGGGATTTGATTTGTTCAAGACTATCAACAGAATAGAGCTTGATTGTTTTATCTTTTTTAGCCAGAACATAGCACCGGCCCCCATACTTGGTCCGAGTAGCCAACCACGCAATTTGCATAGGCCGTAGACCGATCTGACGACCCTTGACTCGTTTCAATTCAACCCAGACTTCTTTACCGTCTAAGCATCCGTTTACATCAGGAACCCCTGCGCCTGTGATTCCTGTCTCGATGCGTTGCCAATGAACCTTGGGTAGATTATCCCTTAGTTGTTTCCAGAGAAGCGACTCTTTGGGCATCGTCTTTCCAACCTGTGTGTGGTGCTGCGCGTCGATTGTTTCGAATAACCCGAACATCATTCTCCTGAAGCCACTCCATGAATTTTTCTTCAGCTTCTTCGGGGTCTTCAAATTGTTTCTTTAATAATCGCCAAGTCACTCGAGCTGCCTGCTCTCCGAAATAATAGTTTCCTTCTCCGAGCTTGCAGCGCGTAATGATTTGCCATGTGCGTTGTCTCGTGAGACCGAACTTATCTCCAATGGCAGCTAGAGTGAAGTCTCCTGTAGAGTAGAGTGCGTACATTTTGCGGTACTTCTCTCGCATCTCTTGTGCTCGCTGGTCACTGATACCTTTCATTCTGCTGCATCCCCCCATGTTTCTCCATACTCGGCGTCCACTACTAATGGAACTAAAAGTTCCACACAATTTGACATCATATCCATAATCAACTTGCCCTCTTGCTTTGAGCTTATCGAATAATCTAGCTCGTCGTGTATTTGTAAGTGTGGTACGTAGCCCTCTTTCCATAGATCTCGCATAGCGAGTTTAGTCATGTCTGCTGCCGATCCTTGGATCAGTCGATTGAGTGCCTTATATGTATAGGAACGTTTCACTCCATCCCCGTATCGTTCTCTTGCCTCATCTTCCCGTAGTGGTGAACCTTCTCCGAAGGAAGGCTCCCAATAATCAAAACGACAACGGCGTCCTCCAAGTGTTTTGATATAGCCCCGCTCGACCGCGACTCTTGCGCACTGGTCCTGTAGTGCACGAATAAATGGAACCTTTTTATGGTATTGTTCCAACAGCTCCCCCGCTGCTGATTCTTCTACTCCCAATTCTTTTAAGAGCTTGGTCCGACCCATTCCATACGTTAATCCTAGGTTGATATTCTTAGCCTGTTTGCGTGGAATATTAGCCATGTCTGCTACAATCTGATGAAAGTCAGCACCGTCCTCGGAATAGGCACGAACCGCTTCATCCGCTCCTTGCAATCCCATTTGAGAAGCATAGTGAACCGTGAGTCTTGGCTCTTGTTGCGAGTAGTCGAAAATACCCCACTCGGCTCCTTCTTCTGGTAGAAACAGCGAACGAATCAAACGTCCTAACTCTGGGTCTCGTGCAGGAACTTGCTGTAGATTAGGATTCGTATAGCTGAACCGTCCACTCACCGTGCCCCCACCATCGTTCCGTAGGGGGTGGGCTTCTGCGTGGATACGACCGTCCACACTATGCTCCAAGATCATCTTATCGATGAACGTGGTCCGAGCTTTGTTTAACTTACGGGCTTGTACGATCATCTTTGGCAGTTCGTGTTCGTGAGCCTCTAACCAAGGGGCTTGAAAACTCGCCATGCCCTTCTCTGTCTTGGGATACCAAATCCCATTAGAATCAAAGGCTTTTTGAATCGAGGCGTTCGACCACATCTCCATCGTAGTTCCAAACTTCCGTCGAAACTCAACCGTGATCTGTTGTTCTTTCTTAGAAAGTTCGATACCTACTTGCTCCGCTCGACTAGTGTCAATGCGAACTCCTTTCCACCGCATTTCTATAAGTAAAGGGATTAAGTCGCATTCGAGCTTGAAAATTTTATCTAGGGCTTCTTCTTGAAGTCGGGGGTAGAGCTGTTTCCAAAGCTGTAGGGTGAGAACGGCGTCCTGTTCAGCATAGGGTCCTACATATTTGGCAGGCAATTGGTACAACCCAGACTTTGTGTTGACTCCCCAGGCTTTCGCGGCTTCTTCCAACAAGGACTCATCTTTTTCGGAAGCACAGTAATCTTTTCCGAGGGCGTTGAGTGAGTAGCCGTGTCGATTCTCATCAAGAAGAGGAGCCGCAAACATGGTGTCGTAGATAGGACACTTGATGTCAACCCCTTCTCGTTTAAGCCAACCTACATCATAGAGTGCGTTGTGAAATACTAATGGTCCTCGGTGAGTAGAGATCATGCGCTTAAACCACCGCAACACCAGTTCCGTCTCAAGATTCCCACCACCTTCGTGCCGAATCGGTAGATAACCGCTCCATTTATCCGAGGCGATTGCAATCCCTACTACGAACCCGTCTCCGGTGGCCCATCCTGGTCCTCGGTTCATGAGGGAAGGGTCACAGGTCTCTAGGTCAATGGCGAGTAGCTCATTATCACTAAACTGTGGGAGAAGTTCTGGTGCTGCCCAGTCACTCTCCGGTGTGATTAAAGGTAGTTGTTGTGTCAGAATTTTGGTTCCTCTTTCCATCTAATAGTAAAAGTCGTTCCTAAAAAGTCGAAACCAATAGAGGCCCTGGTGTAATCCTTTGCTCCATATCCTTTCCACTTGGGAAGGTCTAAGGGGTCATTCCACCCAGGTGGTGGTGTAGGTTCCTCTTTCTTCTTTGATTTGTCCTTTTCTTTCTCTACTCGGTCTTTTCTTCTTTCCATTCTATGGACTCCTGTGTGCGTTCTCGAGTTTGAACTCGTATTTCGTGCTCTACTAATAATAGATACCGTCGTAAATCACCTATATCATCAAGCACCCCTTCCTCCCCGTTATACATCTGAGCAGCTTCGAAAATATCCCAGTTGACACTTTTAGATTGTTTCTCAATCCGGTCGAATTTACGGGCGAGCATCATAAACGCTCCTGTGCCTCCGCGCTGTTTCCAGGAATCTCCGTAAGACTTCTCCGCTTTAATAAGCTGCAATAGGTCTCCCTGAGCTATCTCTTTCATCTCTTCCCATTTAGTTGTAGTCATTGGCTGTTCCAGAATCTGGTTTATTTTCTCGGGCGAGCTGTCGTTTTTTAATCCAGAAGAAGGCGGCTTCCTGCCAATCTTCTGCTTCAATTTGTCGAATACTTTCATAGGCTTTGGTGTACTCTCTATGTTTATGTTCTATAAAGGCTCTGACCATAGGTCGCAGCACTGTAGGAAAAATAGGGTTATCAAATTGATTCCAATCTACCTTGTTTTCGAAATCTAATTGGAGCTCTATCCCTACGGGTAGGTGAGCTAAAAACATATGACAATCCATAATGAAGGTAGTTGCGTTCTTTACAACAGGAACGAGGTTTTCTGGGTACTTCAATTTAGAAAGGTGCGTGTTACATAAGGTTTTCCACTGCTTATTCTTGTACACATGGAAACTGTCACTAATCTGGTGATATGGTCCTATTTCAACGTCTAGTGATTTAGCAATGTATTCTTGTAGGACTGACATATGTACTGCGTTAGCACCATACGCTCCCCATACCATGTCATTAGACCGATTGCATACAGTCATCTGCAACTTATTGTCTCGAACTTTAAAGAAGATATTGGTGTTGCAAGGAATATCTTTACTGCTGCTTCCTAAGTCCACCAAGGGGTCCCACATTTGCAGAACAGCTCGACGGCTCTCAGGGTGAGATTTTAATACCTTAATCAATGCTCGTACTTGATCCCGTCCTTTAAACTGGTGATACCAACGAAAACCATAAGCCCCATTTAAAGTGTGCCCATTATCAGAAAACTGTTGCATACCTGAATTAAAATGTGATAGTTGCCCTACCCGTTGAGATCCTCCAAGCATCCAAATAGATTCTATTAAATGAAAGAAAGGGTTAGCGTCTCGTGCTGGGAATAACAAGACCCTTTCCCATGGTTTAGAGTACGTAGTTATTACAGGTTCAAGAGCTTCCAACGTAATCCCATTACGGCTGTCTTGTTCTCGGTAGTTTCCTTCCCATTGGAAGAAATCCACCCCTAACCGTAAGGCGTCATTGACATTGTTAACTTTAATAGTCGTCATAAAAATTCTCCGTTCTTTGCTCAATCACATAACGCACTTCAAACAAGTACATTCCCAATGTGTTCGCTACATGCTTCAGTGCATCCTCGTAAGAATGAGGAACAGAGTGGTTTTTCATAACCCCCTGTAAAAACTCTCCATAGCAGTTCATTACTTCATCCCCCCTATGCTCTAGGGCGTTTTGGCAATGCTGCTTGAGTTGGCCCATCTACTTTCTCCTCTTTCTAAATCCTCAATAAGCGGCCTATCTGCTTGTTTATAGTTGTACACACTTCGTGTTCGACCTTCTCCTTTCAAGATCCTAGAGTACTTATCAAATTCACACAGCCCACCTTCAACCTCTCGCATTTCAAAAGGCATCCGGTAATGTTTATCCTGTACAGTCATTCCAGGAAGACATAATCGGTTCCTACAAATCTGATAAAGACAATTCATTTCACTGTTCCAGTCATGCGTCTTTCTTGTAAACGTAAGGGGTCTACCTGTCAGTCGATTCAACCCTCTCATGGCTCCTGGTCCAGGATTTCCCCATGTAAGAATATCTGTAGCTTCATCTAGTACATAGGTGTGTCTTAAATCAGTTACCAGTTCGTAAGCAACAAAGGGACCGATGTAGGGATACGGTAAAAGATATTTCCACGCTTCTTGTAGAGTAGAGATTTCTTCTAAAGCCAAAATTAAACGCTGTCTGTCAGCCCAGATATGAGAGATGCACTCAGCAACCCCCGTCACTTTATTCATTCGATTAGGTGTCTTAACTATATAAGCACCTGTAACCCACTTGGGTTGTTTGAACACTTCTTCGATTGCTTTCTCTCGATCCCACTCTAAGTGGAGATTGTGTTCTAGTAGAGTACGCCCCGTTTCTATAAGATTAAAAAAGCGAAAGATGATCGTGGCCATGATGACCTCCGGACTGGCCGAAAGGGGATTCCGTATGTGAGCCCGAAACCAACGCGTGGTTCGATCATCCTCGCGAAAAACCTGACAGAATTTAAATTCTTTAAGGATAGGGTCCCTTGTCCAAGGGGGTGGTTCCTTTTTATCTTCTTTTACAATACGTATTCTTTCTCGTTCCTCTATCCAATAGAGATAGCGGGAAAGTTCTTGTTCAATAAACTTCATGACCTTTTTCTTAGCGTCCAAGCACAGTTATTAGATATTTCTGGGAAGAAGGTTGCCCCAACCACACGAAGAAAATGTCTTCCAAATCGTTCTTCCAGTAACTCAAACTGATCGTCATACCAGCGGGGTTGTCCTGGATATTCCTCCTCTTCTCCCATAGTTACCGACGGTTTAAGGTCATGTTCCATTGCTTTCCTTAAACGAGGAAGCTGGCAAAACGTACCCACCACTGACTTGAGAACCCAGTTCCGAGGAGGCGCAATAAGCTCATACTGAAGCTCCTCAAATCCCCACTCATATATATGGTCCTTTGGAAGTTTCTTATTAGAACCATCACTGTTAGGAGTAGAAATATAAATTAGGCCACCAGGACGTAAGGTACGGTGTACGTCATCTAACCAACCAGAAACAAACTCAGGTTGCATATGCTCTATTACTTCAGTACTCCAAAAGAAATCAATACTTTCGTCGGGTACTTTAAATTCCGAATGGGTCGTGAGATCTTGGATGTAGAGGGATCCATTAAAGTTTGCAAACCATTGTGAATCCCTAACCAGTCCAGTTGGACTGTGATACCCGTTCTTCTCTTGTAAGACAGCAGGATCGATATCCACTCCCACATAAGAGTTGATAATGTCCGACTTCTTTACGGTGTACGCTTTATATAAATTGCGTAAAACCCAGAGTTCCCCGCATCCTGCTTCGAGAGTGTCAATAGGACGGTTTAATCGAGCAGCTTCTTCTATGCACAGCGAAGATATTTTATCGTAGCGCGTCATGTGAGCTATTTCATCAGGACGCCAGTTTCCTAGCATGTTGCCATTGGCAATATCCATGCGAGTATTTTTACTATCGTTCACATTGATATCTAAGGTCTTTCTAATTGAGGCCATTATTTCTCCTTTCTAAATTAGAACTAGTTTACTTTAGGTTTAAAGCCAAAGTAAAGGAGTTTTTAGAGTGGGTAGTATTTTTGAGTTTGGGGTTCTATCAAATACAAATTCTCCTTTGCTCGAGTTAACCCTACGTAAAAAACCCTGGATTCATCATCAGGATTTTCTTGGTAAGAGTTATAGATTCGAGTCGAAAGATCTGTTAGTAAAATAACGTTGGTAGCTTCTCCTCCTTTCGCTGCATGAATAGTCGAGAGACGAATTCTAGGGTTCTTTGTAATTTTTTCACCTCGGCGAAGCATTGCTCGGATGTAACTTCGTTCCTTTACGGATAGCCCATCGAAAATATCGTACCAATACTGATTGGTTAGCGAAGGTACGTGTTTCTGAGCCTCTTCGAAGGAGATATAAGAGTCAAAGTCGCTTTTATCGAGAGAGGTAGGTACGCGAACTTTTATATAAAGTAAGACATTGACTAGTTCCGACACGGGGATAGAAGAACCGCTCCGTAGCAGTTCCCAAGAACGCACGGCTCTAACCTTTTTCTCCGAAATACTAGGACGTTGTTTATTCTGAAAGAACCATCCTTCCGATCGACAATACTCTTCTAGTCCTTCTAATAGATAATTAGTCCTAGCAAGTACCAACCAATCCCCTTCTTCCATATTGACGGACTCATAAGAAGCCTCCCACTGTACCAATCCTGGGTGGTTTCGAGGAAGCCAAGTCTTATGCACACGAGAACCGATTTGTTTAATACATTGACTGGCCACCTCATGAACGGAAGAAGGAATGCGGTACGACTGTTTAAGAATCATCGCGTCTTTTGCATTTCTAATAAGGTACTCTACATCCGCTCCCGCCCAACGATAGATTGCTTGGTCATCATCACCTGCAATATAGATACGGTCTGCATTGTCACACAGCTTACGCACCACGGCCCATTGAAGTGGAGATAAGTCTTGAGCTTCGTCAACGAACATAACATCTAACTTTGGCGCGACCCCTTTCTCCAAAAAGACCTGAAGCATGTCCGTGTAGTCAATTAATAGTCGGTCATTCTTAAAGAGCTTTAGTCCTCGAGAGAACCGCTCTAGTTCAAACCATCCAACAACGTCATCAACGTCTTGCCACTGTGTTTCAAGAGGGACCTGCCGCATACGTGCAAGGTTCTCAATAAAAAGTAATCGGTCATCTTTAGAAATACCTGAAATATGTCCGTCATCTGAGCCGAGTGAACCAGAAAGTCTTAGGTTCAACTTATCGTTAAGCTCTCTTAAATCAGAACCACCTAAGACACTTTCTTTAGAAAGCCCTAGTTGTAAAAAGCATAGCGAATGGAGTGTGCGAAAATATCGAAGGTCTCGTTGCGACACGTCGAACCGATCCATGGCTCGTGTCTTTCCTTCCTTAACCGCTTGTTTTGTAAACGTAAAAAACCCGATGCGTTCTGGTTCTGTTCCTCTGGACAGTTCCTCTTCTAATAATCCCAACAGGGTACTGGTTTTACCTGTTCCTGGTGGTCCTAATATGATCTGTGCTCTTGAAGTAAGCATTAGATTGGGTTTTCATTAAATTCGGGGAGGTCGTGTGGTTCAATCTGAGTTTCATACTCAGAGATATGCCATACATTTGTACCCTTCCCTTTAATGTTAAAGAAAAAAGACTCGCCCCCAAGCTCACGTAATCGAGCGGTGAGTTTGTTGCGGGGATAGTCACGAAAGTTCTTCCGGTAGAGATAGTCCATTAAATCAGCTAATCGAAAGTACGTTCTTCCTTTATCCGACCACGGCTTACCAAGTAAAAGTTCATCGCGTTCTCGTGCAGGACGCTCGGTGCAAAAAGTTTCTAGTAACTCATTAAAATGCCCCGTAGTAGACGCATCTTTAGGAACTTCAATAATAGTAAGTGTGTCCAACAGCTGTTGAATGATCTGTCTCCAAACGTTATCCCTTACTTTAGGTGGGATTAAATTCATTACATCCATACACTTACGTTGGAACCGTGTCTGGTTAAGTAACTCCTCTGTCTCCAATTCAAGACGCCCACCTTCCACATCAAGAAACCAGATAGGTGGATCACTGTTCTGTTTCGTTAGGTTACTGAAGAGAGGTGTACCACCGGAGGCTCCAATGCCATATTTACGGGTACGACAAAGAGGACTATTACAATGACTCGCAATCGGTTGGTCATTACAGCGATAGAAGTAGTCCTTCTTCTTTAACTGTTTAGCCACTCCTAAAACTTCTTGAGAGCTAAGTGTCGGTTGCATGTGCTCATGGTTTACTTGCTCTAGGCGGTTTTCCCAATCGTCAGGAAACTTTTTACGTAAGAACACTCCCACGTTAAACAGCCCTGAGTTTCTCATTCCTTTAGGAAACCCCTGTGCTACTAGATGCTCTAAACAGGGTGGTGAAGAGTCAAGCCATTCCATTTCTTTTAATACTGGTGCGGTTTCTAACTTATCTAGTTCATCCTCAGTTAAAACAAGTGTTTCAACGTAATCTAAAAACTCACGTGGACTAAAGACATTACCCGTTGGACTAAAGGCATATCGAGTGGAGTTTTCGCCTCCAAAGAAAGGCATGTTGAGAGTGCTGCCTCGATCTCCTCTCTCGAGTAACAGCTTTGTTTGTTTAGGAAAAATCTCAGCTTGTCCAAAGCCGATTGCAGCAGCTACTTGACGTAGTTTGCGCTGCATCGTGGAAGCAGGAACAGGATCGAACACAAACAGAAATATGTGTGCTCCCCCACTTTTAGAGCGACAAACGACAAGAGGGAGTTTAAATTTTTTGAGCTTCTTCGCTAGACCCTTTAGATCCAGTGGATACTCATCAACATCTATGGCTCCCCATACACAGCAGTTATCTTCATCAATCGGTACGATTCCAATACTCTGTGTGCCTTCTAGGTGTTTTTTCCATAACTCTAATAACTCATCCTTATTGAGCGTTTGAGCAATAGTTACATTTTTACCTTTGGCCTTGCCGTCTTCTCGTGTCTCCTTAGTAGGGGTGAAGATACTGTATGCGTGTCGTAGCCCAGCAAAACGCTGGGCAAATTCTTCTTGTAACGACATCTATCACCTTTCTACTTTATTAAAATGGTATTTTCGAATTCTCATCCTCAACTTCGTCGAGAGCACCCTCTTGTTTTACTTCTATTTCACCAGCCCTTGCGGCTACCATGAAGTCTTTCGCTATTCGTGCTATAGGCAATGGGGTTGGTCGTTCTCGTTCAATGGATAATCCATGCCAAGTCCCGAAGTTATTTGACTGTGCTGCCGTCTTTAAACGGTAAATGTAAGAAAACATTGGTGCAAGAACCGAAGTGCCTTCTTTATTTTTTACCTGTGCAGTGCGCAGCATGGTGTTCCAACGTCTAGCAAACGTTAATTGGGTCGACGTGCAACTAAGGAGAATCTGTTGAGGATTCTCTTCGTCTTCTACCAGTATAAGAAAGTACTGAGATGTTTCTACAATCTCATTCTCATTAGGTAATAGAAACTTTCCATTTTCGCTCTTCTTAGTCTGGTTCATAACCGTGGCAGAATGATCGTCTCGTACGAATCCTCCTCCCTTATTAATCGGAACCCATTCGATGTACTTCTTGGTATAAGCACAGGGGATCACGGCCACCCCTTCGTCACCCTTGTAGTACTCATTCGTAAGAGTGTTAAACAACATTCCCTCTTCAGCACCGTCGATATATTTATTCGGATCGCTCTTTTTTAACTGTGGCGAACCCGACTGAATTATCCGGAGGAAAGGTAGAGCATAGTCTTCAGTACCAACCGACTCTAAACCAGTTCCTTCAGATAAAAGGTCATCATCATCTAAGACGAGTACCTCTCCTGCTGTAGCTTTCGCTACTTCTTTCGTAGCCATATGAGTTACCTCTTTCTCTCTATTTTGGCGCGGGACCCCACGTATATCCCGAATATTTCGGAAGGAAGATCCTTTCCGTTCGTGAGCTGCTCCTTCACAAACGCATTAAGTGTCTGTGCATGAACTCCTTGCTTAACGCTCGGTGAAAGACCTCGTTGTTGTAACGAGGCGATAGTATCCTGAGCACGTTCGTCCTCATCTCTACCGAACTTTAATGAAATCTCGTTCTTAATAAGCCCCCCGTGGCCATTTTGCATAAGCCAATCTAATGCAGCGGGTCGGTTTTTCTCCGAGATATGTCCCTTATAAAAGGGAGATACGCTAAGTTTGGTTCCATCACTTAAAACGATCTCAGATAAATTTGCCGACTGCAATGCTTCTGGTAAAGAGCTTTCAGAAATCTGTCGAAACTGGTTCTCTAGTTCCTTTAACTCTAATTTCTTTTCTTCTATATCCTTTTGAACAACTAAGAGCTGTTGCGCTAGACCGGATATGGAAGCGAGTTCCTCATTCGAGGACTGCTCCGTCCACTCTTCTACCGAAGCTGTCCCTGTTAGTTCTTCAAATGTCAAGTCAGACATGTAGTTCTCCTAACTCTGTCTCCCCTTTCTCAAAGAGGTTAATATTGACGGGATAATACACGGATTCTTGCCTATCCCATTTAAGAATCTTAAACCTACCCTGATTAGTAGACGCCGCAACCGCACAGGCTAAACCAATAGCAGCAGGATCCCCCATTAAGAGTAGGTAATCCTCATCACTATATTCAGATAGCTCACGACGCAACTTCCGTACTGTCGGGGCAGTAGAAAGCATAAGATTCGTCCTTTCAGGGAGAAGCAGTTTTAAATCGCCATACTTCTTGGCTGGAATTACATTACGTCCAGACACTTCTTGGACAATAAAAACGGTCATATATACTTTCTCCTTTATAACCCGAACTATCTTAGCCTACGCTTCTTTGCAAAGTAAAGGACTTTAGTTACCTACAGCTGTATTTTGAAAACCTGTAGTTACCTACAGCTGTATTTTGAAAACCTGTAGTTACGAAACGTAGCAGTAGGTTTCTCCTATTTCGTATTAGTCTATTTTAAAAATAAAAATTTTTTAAAAAAACTAACTTAGAAGGCTAATAGAGTAATAGAAATAATAATATCGTTCTCTACCTCTCGAAACTACTAGAGTCTGTGGGTTTCTAGGAAGTAATAGAAAACGTATTAGTTATTAGTAAGATAATGAGGACACGAGAGAAATTATTAAAAGCATTTATTCTTATATTCTCTATAAAGTATTATACGCGGAGAGCTTAGAAAGGATCACGGGTGAAATACGAGTTCAAAACGGAACCCTACGCCCATCAAAAAGAGGCATTGCTAAAAAGCTGGAACCAGCGAGAGTACGCTCTTTTCATGGAGATGGGGACAGGTAAGTCGAAAGTATTGATCGATAACATGGCTATCCTCTATGGGAAAGGGGCAATTAACGGTGCTGTCATCGTTGCTCCCAAAGGGGTCTATAGAAACTGGTCTGAACGGGAAATACCAACACACTTACCGGAAACTGTACCCACACGTATTGGGGTATGGAGTCCTGCACCTCGAAAAAAGGAAAAAGATAAGCTAGTTAGTCTGTTTGATATCTGTGATGAATTAAAAATACTTGTGATGAACGTAGAAGCCTTTAGCACGGGTAAAGGAGTTGCCTTTGCAGAAAAGTTCATCTTAAGCCACAAAACCCTACTAGTGATTGATGAATCCACCACGATTAAAAACCACAAAGCAGCAAGGACCAAGGCTCTTATTAAACTATCCCGACAAACAGCATATCGTCGTATCTTGACAGGGTTTCCTATTACACAATCCCCTTTGGATCTCTACAGTCAATCTGAAGTCTTAGCCCCAGAGCTATTTGGTTTCTCTTCTTTCTATTCGTTCCAGAACCACTATGCCCAGATTATTAACCGTTCTTTTGGAGCGCGGTCGTTTAGACAAGTAGTGGGTTATCAAAACCTGGATGAGTTATCCGATAAGGTTGACGGATTTTCGTTTCGAGTGTTAAAGAAGGAGTGCTTAGACTTACCTAGTAAGGTCTATGAACGTAGGGACGTAGAACTGACTCCTCAGCAACGTAAAATGTACAAAGAGTTAAAAGAGTATGCCATCACGGAGCTACAGAACACAGAACTAATCTCTGCTAATAATGTCTTAACGCAGATGTTGCGGTTACACCAAGTCGTTTGTGGTTTTGTAAAGACCGACGAAGGGGTTGAATCTGAGATTGAAAACAATCGAATGGATGAATTAATTAACGTCTTAGGAGAGATGCAAGGGAAGGTTATTATTTGGGCTAACTATCGGCACAATATTCGGGAGATTGTACGCACCCTTCAGGAATTATTTGGAGCAGCTTCAGTAGCTGCGTATTTTGGAGACACTTCGGACGAGGAACGAGAACAAGTTATTCGAAGGTTTCAAGATCCTGACTCTGATCTTATGTATTTTGTGGGTAACACCCAGACAGGGGGTTATGGAATCACATTAACGGAAGCCCAGAACGTAATTTACTACTCTAATAACTTTGATTTAGAGAAGCGGCTTCAGTCTGAAGACCGCGCCCACCGAATAGGTCAGGCAAATAAAGTAACGTATGTGGATCTTGTATCGAAAGACACCGTTGACGAAAAGATCGTCAAGGCCCTCCGAAACAAATTAAACCTAGCCCAAGAAGTGCTTGGTGACGAGAAATGGAAAGAGTGGATTACGTAACTCTACCCTAACATTGCTTCTAGCATTCCACCAATCTCTTCCTCTTCTCCCATTAGCATTCCTTCATCTTCCATAGCAACGTCTTCTTCTCCAGCAATACTGATCAGTTCATTCCGCGCTTCATCAAGAACCGCTAGAGCTTCATCTACACCAGAGGTGTTACTGACTAGAGTGTCAACTATTGCCGTAGGCAACCCAGAAATACCCCCTTCCTCTTCAATAGGTTCTTCTTCTCGGGGCATCATAGGAGGCATTCCACCCGCTAATTGTGGTGGTGGGGCCATTGGTGGTGGGGCCATTGGTGGTGGAGGTGGTCCTCCCATTGGTGGTCCTCCCATTGGTGGTCCTCCCATTGGTGGTCCTCCCGCTCCACGCATAGCATCTAAACGAGCACCCCCCGTTTTTGCTATTTGTGGGGGAACCGCTTGACCATTAGCTAACATAGGGACACCGCCTCGCGATAGACGGGGTACAAATTGATTGTTCCTTCCTTGACGGTTTCGAAGGTTCTCTAATCTGCTTTTTGTATCTCGGTCTCTTACGAGAGCACTCGCTTCGATTGCATCATTTTCAAGTCTTGCTCTACTTACTTTATCGGGCAAGACACTAAGATTTAAATCTTCTCCCAATTCCCCAGAAGCGATAAGTTCTTCTATCATTTCCAGAATTTCGGGAGACAAATTTGCGGGGTCTACGGCGTTAGCCATAGAACCTCCATTCCGCATCATTTGCGAAGGCATTTGTCCTGGTGGTGGTGCACGTCGCTGACGTTGACCGTATAAATCACCATGCTGCGCGGTGAGTGCATCTAAAGTAGCCCAGTTATCCCTTGAAGTACCTCCCTCGGCCCTATGTTGCTGTGCACTACGTAACAGGTCTTGTTGTACTCTGCTTAAAGGACCGGGTGGTGAGGCTCTTCTCGCACCGGCCCTTGTTTGGTTGGAGCGTCCTAGACTAGCTAGTCCTCCTGAACGTCTAGGTGGTGGACTGGGTGGTGACCCGTAGTCAGATCCTGGTGGTGATCCCATTCTTGTACTTCTGCCACCTCTCCGAGTCTCAGAAGGAGGAAACCCCCTTCCTCGAGGTGTCCCTCTTCTTCTTAAGGAACCGAGACCCCTTGATATGGCACCTGATGGCATTCGTGTATTTAAAGGCATTATCGGTTCCTCTTTACGTTAGGTCGAAAGGCATTTTGAAAAGGCGCTACATTTGTTTGAAAATTTAATGCCCCCATGATACCTTGATTATTTTGATTAGGCCGTTGATCTACTAAAGAATTTCCATTTAACATAGTAGATTGCTGTGGCTGATTAACGGCTCCTCCTTGATTATAAGAGCCCACTCCCCCACCCCATTCGGTTCCACCACCTATTGTTCCTCCACTCCCTGTTCCACTCCCTGTTCCACCAACTGTGCTACCACTCCAAGGATCAAATGTAGTGTAGTCGGGGGCTTGATCGAAGAAAGGGTTCGGATAATCGAATTGTGGACCAGGACCTCGCATCGAACTAAGATCGTCCATGCTCATGGGCTGTTCCCAATCACTGTATGTTGGTGTGAAACTCTGTAGGTAACTAGTATATGGATCTTGACCAGCACTCGCACGTTGTTGTCCTATTAAATTAGACATAGGACTTGAACCTTCGACCGCTTCAAATTCTGAAGTGCTTCCTGTACGAGGACCCGAAGGTTGTGCTGCATCGAAATAAGAATCTAGCTCACCTCTGGTTTGTTCAATTTGTTCTTGTGCTGCATCTGCTTCATATTGAGTTTGAGCATTTGCATATTTATCTTCTAAAGAACCCAGCTGCGTTTGGAGATCCCCGATCACTTGATCGTAGTCCTCCATATTAGGGAGTCCCGCTTGAAACTCTTCTTGGGTTAGGTATCCGTACTCGGCTAATTGATCTGGGGTTAAATAACCTTGTGCCAACATTTCTTCTTGAGTTAAGTAACCGAACTCAGCAAGTTGTTCTGGGGTTAAGTAACCGGCCAGTCGTTCCTCTAATTCAGCAAGCGTAGCGTAATCATCTAACGTAGTACCTAGAATCTGATCTATATCTTCTTGAGTTATAGTTCCTGCTTCAACCAGCGCGGCGACTTGTTCTTCACTTAACTGTTCCGTACGAACCAGTTCGAGAATCTGTTCTTCACTTAAGACTTGAGTATCTAAAAGATTTTGTATCTCTTCAGGGGTTAAGGTTCCCGAAGCAATCATTTCATCTATTTGTTCTGGGGTTAAAAAATCACCCGTAGCATCCGCAATCCATTGATCTACTTGATCTTGGGTAATGACCTGATCTTGAATTAACCTAGCAATCTGGTCTTCCGAGAGCATTTCTTGAGCAATAAGACTTTGAATATGCTCATCGTCAAGTAACCCATCATCTATAAGCTGTTGTACGTCCTCGGCAGTAAGCGTGCCATTAGCAATCGCTTCATCAATTTCCTCTGCGGTCATAAACCCGGAAGTGGCATCCGCAATCCACTGGTCTACTTGTTCTTGCGTAATAACCTGATCTTGAATTAGCCTAGAGATCTGATCTTCCGAGAGCATTTCTTGAGCAATAAGCTCTTGGATTTGTTCAGTACTAAGACTTCCCTGTTCAATAAGCTCTTGGATTTGCTCAGGAGTAAGACTTCCATCGGCAATCGCCGCCTCAATTTCCTCTGCGGTCATAAACTCGGAAGTGGCTTCTTCAATAGCTGCGTCGACCCACTGGTCTACTTGTTCTTGTGAAAGAGTTCCGTCAGCAACTAACTCCTGGATACGCTCTTCTGAAATAAGTTCGGCATCCACATAATCACGCATCTGTTGATCAGTGAGGGTGCCTGCATTATTAGCAATCCAATCCTCAACAATCTGAGTGATTTCGCTTTGACCCATACCTCCCATACCCATGGGGTCATCAAACGCCCCCATGTCACCGCCTGCAAAAACCTGATCTAAGATATCCTGGATTAATGCATCACGATCAATTGCTGAACCCGCAACAGCCGCATCGATATCGTCTTGAGTTGCAAACCCTTGGGTAGCTGCGTCTAGGTCAGCCTGAGTTGTATAATCAACGAGGTCTTCGTCACGAACGTAGCCCGATAGATCGGTTTGTTGGTCTCCATAGCTTGGAGATCCCCCATACCCAGAGGTTCCTGAAGCAGGACCAGGACCAAAGCTACCTATACCTGAACCTGAGTAACGCCTAGCCATTATTCTTCTCCCCAACTAAGTTCGCCCCAAAGCTCGTCTATACGGTCTGGAACTCGTGAAATGGGTCCTACAATAGGCGAAGTTATATGAATATCTTCAAGTATTTTTCCTACAGGATCAGGTTCCTCACCAACCAACTTTAATATTCTTCTAGCATCACGATCAACAGAGTTTCTGTTTTTCTCTGATCCTATATCCACGCTGCGTGATTCAGCCACCGCCGCTAAAAATACCAACCACTCACTTGCTGTAGCTCTCATTTTTGTGGCCATCATTAGTCTTCGCAGTTTACTTGGGTCAACTAATATTTCTAGTAAATTGTCTACAGCCCTTTCTCCCACCTTCTCTTTACCTACAGTAACTCGTCTACTAACTATATCTAATGGAGAAAAAACCACTCTTTGAATCGTGGCAAATAGATTCATGATTTCATCACGCATCTTGGTGGCGGTAGACCCCTCAAGAAGAGGGCCTTTTGGTCTACGATCTTGAGCTCTTTGAAGAGCCACATTAAAGAGCCTAAGATCTTTTGCGTACAAATTTCCTTGTTCTTTTCCTAATAGTTTACCCAAGTTCCGTCCTAGGTCATTCGTTCCTGTTGGACCGGATGAATAGGCTCCACTAACCCATTGCTCAAACGCATCGTAATCAAAAGCTCCTTTTAAGAATTCTCCTTCGCGTCCTTGAGTCCCTGTTTGTTGTAAACTTTGTCTTTCAAACCGAGCTTTAAGACGATCTTTAAAGATCCCAGTTATCATGGGTTGTAGCTCTGGGTATTCTTTTAAAGTATCTGCCACTTGATCTAAAGCGGCATTGTCTTGGCTTCGTATTTTACTAGCAGAGGCATCTATAAAGTCACTAACAAAGTTCAGAATGGGTTTATTTATCTTTTTTTCTAGTGCTTTAAATTCCCCATCTAGTTCTGCTAGTCTGGCTTGCGTAGTTTCTAGGAAATTATCAAACGATTTAAACTGCTTGAACTTACTTGCAGGAAAAATAACTTCTAGTTGATCCTCATATTTCTTGATATAGCGTTTCCAGTTTTTGTTTTTTGAGGCTATATCACCGTCCCCTAGTTCTCTTGCAATACTCCTTAGAACCAACTCTCGTATATTTTGTTGTTTAATAACAGATTCGGGAGACCTATATAGTTCTTGAAGCAGCTTAGTAATATTTTTAGGAGAAGAGTTTAAAACATAATCAGCAAGTTCTTTCGGGTTTTGTTTAACAAAAGAGGACAACCATTTCCTATCCATTTCAGAAGAGTAGTTTTCGAGAGCCTCTTGTGCCTGACGAAACTTGGCTCCATAACCTGTTTCGTTCATCCACTCCTCGACTTTATTCTTTGTAATAGAGTCGCTCATACCGGCTTTTCTCATTTCCTGTTCTGCGCCTACCTCAAGAAGGTCATCAATTTGCTCTTCAATACCTCTCATCAACTTTTCAGAGTGTTTTCTAACTTCGCTTGTTGGGTGATTTAAATAAGTATGCCTCACTGAACTTAACATATTAGAGAGGTCCCCTAATGTGGGTTGTAACTTGGGAAGAATCTTTCCACTAGCATCAGTGTGAAGTCCCATTAATTGCATCATGGTACTGATTTGAATTGGTTCTCCTCGAGAATTAAACCCTTCTCGCATTGGGACCATTTCTCGAAGAACCTTCGGTGCTTCTGATGCCTCGGCGTTTCGAATAAGATCACCTTGTCTCCCCGAACCTCTCGCAAAATCGGTAACAGGCCCAGAAATAAACCGTACATTCTCAGTTGTTTTCTTCGGGTATTGAAGATTTAAGTCTTTAATAGACTGCTCATACTCCCTTAAAAGTTCTTCATATCGCTTGTCTCTTATCTTTAGCATTTCAGGAGAGGAATGCCGAAACCACGTCCCTTCTTGTGATGTGCGGATGAACGGTTCAGCTAATTCTTCGGTAGCTTCTCTAGTAGTTCTAGGAGCAGTACCAAATAAAAGTTCATCGGTTTGTTTTGAAACCTCTGTGGAAATTCTAGTTTTTGCTGCCTCAAGAGTCTCTCTTGCAGCTTCCGTTGCCTCTTTCTGTCGATCTTCAACATATTTCTTCCAGTCGCCAAACTCGGCGGCGGGGTGCTTGCCGCCCTTAGTAAGAGCTTCCCAAACTGATTGTAAGTGCGTACTCTCAGACCGCATCAGTTCATTAAAGACCTCTTTTCCTTCTGAATCAGTTCCTAAATAGGCAAACAAATCTAATTCTAGTTGTTTAAAGTAGTCATCTTGCGATTCTTCTCCGAGGGTTGTTCTATAAGCCCCTGCGTCTTCTACTCTATGCCCTAGTTGTTCAATACGTCTCTTAATCTCCTTTTCACTAAACTCCGATGTAGTCTTCTCACTGACTCGTTTTATTTTGTCTGCTTCAGCTCTAATTTTATTAAAAACAGTTTGTGGAATGTCTGTTCCTGTAATTGTTTTCCATATTCTTCCTGCAAGTCCTAACACCAGAGAAGTACCCACAGAACCAGCCCCAGCTAAATAAGCAGCCATCCCTGCATCATCAGCGGCTCGGCTCATATCTATATTATTAATCCCTTGTGCCCTTCCATAGGCTAGTTGGGAGAAACGCCCAAGCACTGTAGCTGCCGTTGCAATACCTGCCTCTCGACCTACCCGCCACAGTCCTCTATCCCACTTACCTACATTTCCAGGCAAAAACCGCGTCCCAAGAAGCTCCGCTACAATTGCTGTTGCTTCTTGACCCATCGTCTGAATTGCTGCTTGACCAAGCCATTCTCTTCCAAATTTCGGTCTAAAAGGCATCCATTGATTATTAGTCTTAGGACTTCTTACTGCTAAACCATAATCAGGATCTTTAGGGTCTATAAACTGAAACTCCGCATCTGGGTCATGGTTCTTCATTAAGAACTTTGCGTCGTCGGGATAAAGAACTTCAGGAAAGTACATCGCCTTAATTCTCCAAGGAGATGTCTCGTCGTCAAGTCCGGTTTTTCCCTTAATCCAAGAATCATACAGAGTATCGCCGTGTCCGTAATATGATTCATGCTGTACCAGAGATTTTTTTAGTCTTTGAACCTCTTCAGACTCTATATCTGGTTTTGAGCTATAACCCAATACCCCCTGTTCAGGAGCGGGTCGGCTGTATGCCGCTATTCTTTCTTCCAGGGATTCCTGGAAGTCTTTTCTAGCATCGGTATAGTAGTTAGTGGCTTGTTGCCGGTCTGATTCAGATGGGCTCTTCTGTATTAAGTAGTTGCTATACCAAATACGGGCTAACTCTTCGAACTCCTCTGGGACGGTTGCTAAAATTTCTCCAAAATTAAAGGGAGCCTCTTCTTCCCACCGCTGACCTTTCACCCTTTCCTGAAATTTGCTAAATTCTGGTGTTTTAAATATCTCAGGAACAATTTGAAGAACGTCATCTACATTTGTAGCCGGTACCTCTTCTTGTTCTTGTTCTTGTGCTTGTTCCGTTGGTTCAGCCATCTATAAAGTGTCCTGGTCGGTCTGATTACGACGGAGATATATTGGAAATACTTCATCGTCGTCCTGACGAGTCTCAGGAGCATCTTGCTCACGTTGGTAGCGCCACGCTTCTCCAAGCTGTAGATTGTATTTTTTGAACCAACCGTCTTCACCGAAGAAGGGCATTGCTTGAATAGACCCTGGGAATCGCTCGAGAAGCGTTTCATACACTATTTCACGTTTTTCTGGGTCCCATGTGAAAAAAGGCATCGCTTTACCATTAGAAGCCCTACTTATTACGGTAAGTACCTCATCAGCAGCCACTCTGCGCTCTTCTGCTGTAGGTGCGGTTTTTGTTCGCTCAAGTAATTCTGGTGATACACCAAATTTAGACCTCAGATAAACTCTCATGCTCTGGGGGGATTCTGCAATCCTCGTCAGTTCTTGATTTGACTCAGATAGATTTTGGATTTGATCAAATATAAAAGTGGTTCCAAGTTCTGTGACCGTACTTGCTTTTCTTGAAGCACCGTATCCAACAACCTGTAAGAAATGAGCTAGGTCTTTATCTGAAAGAGTTCTTCCCGTTTGTCCTGCGGCTGCTGCTGCCATATATGCCAATTGCAACTGGGTTGCTAAAACTAAAGCACGATCAGCCTCAAGATTTTGAATATTTTTATCGTTAAGAAAGCTGTCTTTTCCGGTAAAAAAGCGTTTGAAACTCTTACTCTTTTCGTACCAACTGGTAGTTTCAGTAGCCTCAGACTTCTGGGCGGTTCTTCTAAAATTATCAACCCTCCTAAGAAAACTTTTTCGAGAAAAGTCTTTTTGCTTTTGATCTAAGTCTTTGTTCCCTTGTTGTTCTAGGAACGTTTGCACAGCTCCGTACAAATTAACGGCATTATTCCCTAGGTCCTTTGTAAAAGTCTCCTTGAGGACAGGCTTAAGACCATCTGATCCATCTTCTCCAAACAGGGAAGCAAAACTAGAAATATCTGCCATGATGTTGGTATAAAATGATGCAAACCCACCCCCCAAAGTAAACACATCCTCGTTTTCTGCACCAATTTCGTTTACTCGATGCTGGAGACCCATTGCATTCATCAAAAGGTTTTCAGCTAAAAGTCGGGCGGCCCATGTTTTCTCGGTTTCTTTAATTACTCCTGGCCCAGTAGGGTCAAAAAGTTTAAAGATGTTCCCATCAAGGGGTATCCAATTTTCATTCCTTTCTGCATCCAACTCTTCTTTAGTCTTTTGAACGGATCCAATCTGAGTAACCCATTTCGTATCCCTTACCCCGTCTGGGTTTACATAATCAATTTCTCTAAAGACGAGCGGGTATGGGGTGTTACCCGTTGTGTCAATCATTGTTTGAGGTTTCACAGCGTTTAACTCACCTTCTCTTAGAGAAGCAGTGAGTCTTGGGTTTAGGTAGTATTGACCTGCAGGAATCGCTTTTTCAACGCCACCGACATTGGTCTTATCAACCAATGGGTCTCCTTGGCTTACAACCCATCGGTTTAGTCCATCTTCATCAACTATTCCTTGTCGGCTTATTCGAACTGCCTTTCCGTCTTCATTAAGAACAGACCCATTAAACTTAACCCTATTAAAACCTTTAAGATTTTCAAGAGTCTTAAGACCCCGTTGCTTTTCTCTATCTAAAGATGCCGTATACAACGCTTGTTCACGATCTTCTTGAAACTTTCTCCCTGCTTGAGCCGTTTTTATAAATGCTTCGACGCCTCCTTCATCTTCATCTAAAGTAAATGCAGGAGCATAGGTAAGGAGTTCTTTTAATCCTCTTCCAAGAGCCGTGTCTGTTTTAGAAGGTGGTAGTGAGGGTAGTAAATCGTCGACTTTTTCTTTAGCTTGCTCAATATTCCACCGTTCAGGGGCAGGGAGACTATTTAAATACTGTTTATATTGATCGCTATCTAAATCTCTTAAACCTGTTGCAACGTCTTTCGAAAACCAGTCCTTTGGGAGTACAGAAGCCAACCCAGAAACAGCCGCTTCTGATAAAAAGGGAGATAAAGCCCCTAATATGGAGCCTTTAATAAGCTCTCTATCTTCAGGTTCTCTAGGCCGTGCTGCAGGAATCAAGCTCGGAATCCCTGTCGCTGGTTTTACCTCAACTGGTGAAACCAGATTCTGGGCGGGAAACTGAGGAAAGGGCAGAAATGAATTAGCCAAGACTCATAATT